GGGCTGCCCTCCCGGCAGGCTGTAGCCGTCCGGTAGACTGACATAGGTCAGCGCCCCGATGGTCGCCAGCTCGGTGCCGACGCTATTTCCATCGGAGTCGACGGGCAGGCGCAGCTCGCGCGTGACCTGGCTATCGATAAACTTGCGGTAGCTGAGGATAGAGCTCACAGCGGGCCTCCCGTAGGGTGCGCAGCATGTGCTGCAGTGAATGAGTGCGCCGGGCATGGCCCAGCACGGACACCAGGCTGTCGAGCCGGCCGCGCTTGACGGCCTGCCGGAACACGTACAGGCCGCGCCGTCGAACGAAACGCCGGCTTGACCAGGTGCGATAACCGACGAAGTTGATGCCGCGCGTCGCGGGCGCCAAAGTGAAACGAGACAGGCACAAGCCAAGCCCACCGAGAAACTCAACGATGCGCGCTTGCGCAGCCAAGAGCGCCAGGCGCGGCAGGCCAAACAGCACGAAGTCGTCGACATAGCGGCAGTAGCGATTTACGCCCAGCGTCCGCTTGATGAAATGATCGAGGGGGTTAAGGTAAATCAGTGCATAGAGCTGCGAGAGCAGGTTGCCGATCGGAATGCCGACCGGCTCTCCATGGTCGGCAAAGCGCATCATTAAATCGACGAAGCGAGCGTCCTTGATCTTGCACGCTATCTGCGCACGCAGCACTTCACGGTCGATGCGATAGAAAAACTTGCGAATATCGAGCTTGAGCACATAACTGCCCGCCGGGCAGGCTTGTAGAGCCGACTGCGCATAGTCGGCCGCCTTGTGCGTGCCATAGCCGCGCCGACAGGCGAACGACTGGTCAATAAAGCCGCGCTCGAATATCGGACCGCAGACGGCGTATATCGCATGCTGCACCACCAGGTCACGGAAAGCCGGCGCGTAGATTATCCGCGGCTTCGGCTCGCTGACTTCAAAGCTGTGGTAAGGCTGCGGGCGATAGCTGCCGTCGGCGAGCCCCTGATGGAGGGCGTCGAGATTGCGCGCCAGGTGTTTTTCGAAGGCAAAGCAGGAACGCTTGCCGTGCTTGTTGCGGGCGGCGGCGTGAAACGCGGCCAGCAGCGCCTCAGCGGTAAACGCCTGCTCGTAAAGATGGCCAACGCGCCTCATGTCGCCTGACCTTCGAGCCCACCGAAGGCGGGCCTACCAGAAAGGCGGAAGCCCGCCGATTTCGCCGCAGCACAAAACACCCGCGCTGCGCGCCGGAAAGCGCCTCCCTTGATTCCACTACGACCAAGCCGCGGCCCTTGAGGTGAAATCGAGTCCGCCCGGAACCCCACGTTATCGTTCGAGTTGCTCCGCGCATTGTTGAGATTCAACGCCCAGACCCCGGCATTCGACCCGTTGTTCCAGTTCCCGCCGGAGATCGTGCACATGTCAAGACGCCTCCCGTTTATCCAGCTGGCGCTCGGCGACAATCCAGCCGCCGATCATCCTGCCCAGATCATCAATCAAGCGCGACAGCGCGAGATAGCGATGCTCGCCACTCGCAACTGGCGATCGCTCCACGCGCTTGCCGTCCTTGAATTCAAAATAGCCAAGCGCATGCGCCAGCCTGACGAACATGCGCAGCTGCTCATGCCGTATGTCGAGATTGGCCAGGGTCGTTTTCTTGTAGTAGCGCTTCTGGCACTCGACGATGAAGCCGTACGTCTCATAGGCCGCCTGACGAATCTGCAGCGCTAGACCATACTTTTCGTGCTTCGGAAAGTGGTTCAGATGCACATTCATCAACTTCGCGAACTCCATGAATTTGCGGTCCAGCTTGGCTTCGTCGTGCAGGCCCATCGCTATCGCTCGGGCCATCAAAGATACAAGGCCGCCCGGAACCCCACGTTAGCGTTCGAGTCGCCCCGCGCAGTGGCGAGATGCAGCGCCCAGACCCCGGCATTCGACCCGTGGCTCCAGGTCCCGCCGGAGATCGCGCACATGTCATTCGGCCGGTAGTCATATAGCCCATCATTGCCAAAAGCGTTTGTGCCGCCAGTCCCGCCGACTAGCGGGATTCCCAAACAGGCCATCTCCCATGCGACTCCTGACTGCGCAGAATCAAAAACTTGAGCAGCGTTGCCGAATAATTTGGTTGCGCCGCTCGCCAGTAGCGCGCCATAAGTCGCCCCGATATTGGTGTAATTGGCGGCAAGTCCGGCCGCGCCCCAGGCGTCTGTCGCCAGCGTATTGCCCCCAGTCAAGCTGGCCATTTCCACGGATTTTTTGAGGATGTAGAAGCTTGTGCCGTCCGACGTCAGCCCTGGCGTGACCTCCCACATCAGGCCATTGAGATCCGCGACGCCGCTCTCCTCACCGTTATGGGTGGTCTTGTTGAACGGCACGCCGCTGCCGGTTTTGCCGCAGTTGGAGTAGCCATCCGACGTGTAGAGCACGCCGGCATCCTGAGAATCTCTCAGGCTGTTGTTGTTGCAGCCTTTGACAAAATTGTTGGTTGCATCCCACCAGGCGCACCAGGTGCCTGATGCACTGGCCATGGCCCTGGCATAGGCGAGCAGCCCGAGGTCGGAGCGCATGGCGCGCGAAGAGGCGAAGAACTTCGGCCCGCGGGTCTTGGCGGCCGCCAGAGCACCGCCGTAATTGTTTGGTGGTGCCCCATTCAGCGCCGAGAAAGGCGAATGGTCGACGTGCGACGACAGCGGATTGCCACCTTTGATCGACACCGCCATGCCATTCGCCCCCGCCGAGCACTTGTACTTGTCGACGAAATAGCCCGACTTGACGCGCCCGCCATCGATGAACGATCGGCGCGAGGCAAAGCCCAGGGCAGCCGCATGCGTGGGGCCGTCGAAGACCCTGGCGTCGAGAATCTGCACGCCGTTGATCGCCAAGCCGTTGGTCCCGTTGCCCCACTTCCAGACGAACTCTGGGATCCAGCACATGATCGAGCCGTCGGCAGTCTGGTAGTTTCCGCGCGTCGGGGCGTAGGGGTCGTCGGCACCATACAGCGGCACCATCCCCCTCGGCAGGGTCTCGGTGCAGACGCCGACACCGAAGCCTGGGCCGTCCGGATCGCCGATACCGAATACGCTGGAAAGCGTTCCATTCGGGCCGATAGTCCCAATCTTGCGCCCTTCCCGATCGACCACCATACGACTGTCGATAGCCGAAAGCTGAGCTTTCTCCCAGTTTCCTTTAGGCACTTTGTCCCCTTCTTTTTGTGTCGATTACAGGCTAGTGACGACGAGCAGCGGCTCGGCGGTGATCGCTTCCCACTGTTCGTCGGTGAAATCTGCACGGGCAACGTCTTCGCCGTCTGGGTGCCACTTGTGATCGCCGCGCCAGAAGGCCACGTCGACCGTGGTGCGGATGTTGTGGGTCGGCTGCTGGGCGCCAGTGTCTGCAGCGGGCTCTGCGGCAGCGGCTGGTGCGGCGTCCTGGATCTTGGTTTTCGTGGTCATCGGTCTCGGTCCTTTTCGTTGCCACGCACCGCCACAGTCGGCGGTGCGGGAGCGTGCCACTTGCGGCGCGGGGTATTCGCTTAGGTCAGCCAGGGGCAGATGTAGAGCTCGACGGCCTTGAAGTTCGTGTTGCTCCCGCCACTAGCGAGCCGCTCGGCCTCGATCAGCGCCTTGGCGGCAGCGCGGTTGCTCGGCGCGACCACGAGCAGGTTCGGGGTGATGCCGAGCGGGCGGCCGTCGTCGCTGGCGTAGGCCATCATCGCGGTGATCGCGGCGTTGAAGTTGGTGGCGTCCAGCGTCTGCTTGCTGCCGTAGGCCATCTGCCAGAAGCCGTAGCCGACGTTGGCACGGGCATCGACGCCGTAGCGGTACTCGTCGCGCATCCACACGCCCTCGTCCTTGGTGTCGGTGAGCGAGGTCAGTGCGTAGTCGCGGCGTTTCTGGAAGATGATCGGACGCAGCGGGCGGCTGGTGTCGAGCAGAAACCAGGCGCTGCCCGATCCGCCGCCGTTGTTGCTGACCACGCCGGCGCCCACCGGATGGTTGGCGTCAAAGAAGTATTGGCCATCGAAGCAGCGGGTGGTCCAGCCGGCACTCAGGAGCGGGAATACCAGCTCGTCGGGGTGCGACGCGGCGGCCTGACCCATGCTGGCGAAGAGCGGCGTCAGGATGCCGTAACTGTCGTCCTCGATGTCGTCGCGCGGCACGCCGATGCTCGCCTCGTACTTCTTGTTGATGATCTGGTAGCCAGAAGCCGCAATCCCCTTCACCTGTCGATCGCCGACCCACTCGCGCAGCTTGGGGAACTGCCCGAGCCAGCCGTAGTTTTCCGTCTTGCTGGTCGAAGGCACCAGGGTGGCGACCTTGCCCCACATCGGCGCCACGCCGGCGAAGGCGTCGTTGTAGGCGGTCTTGAAGCCGTTGTACATGGCGTTCAGGCTGTCGCGGTTGACGATGATGCCGCCGAATCCGATCAGCAGGGCGATGGTGGTCACAATCATCACGCTGA